CGCTAACACATGGAACAAATACCTTCACTCTTGGAACCTCAAGTGTAACCGCCAACGGCTACACCTATCTTCCAAATGGTCTCTTGATGCAATGGGGTCATTTAACTTATGGTTCCATATTATCAACGATTACCTTCCCTATATCCTTCACGATCAACTGTTATTCTTTATCAGTAATGAGTTCTGGTTCAATCTCGGCAACTTTTTATGTTGGTACATTAACAAATATTCATGCGAGTATATCATCAAATACTTCATCAGGTAGTTATTTCTGGACGGCAGTCGGCGTCTGATATTGTAATATCCTTCCATTAAAATAAATAAGAAAAAAGGCAGGATATTAATGATACACTTTAAAACATTCATCAAGGAAGACGCTTTCGAAACTCGAATGAAGGCTCAGAAGGAGCGTCAGGAGACGGAACGAACCCTTGAATCTAAATTAAATAAACACTATGACGACTTGGATAATCATCATGACGTGCTGCATAAATTCACATCTGACTCGCGTGATGTCAACAGTTATCTATGGAACCGCCACAAAGACCCCAAAGAATTACATAACGAGAGTATAGAACATAAGGTTCATAGACTCGATTCCGCCGTCAACCACCACCACACCCCCGAGGATATGGTGGTATGGAGTAAGTCGAAGCATGATCCTCGTCATATTAAAAACGTGGATGATATTGTTCATCACCCCGCCTACCTCTCCACAAGTATTAAAAAGAGCGTGGCCGAACAGCATTTTCAGGGCAGAAACAAGGTCGTTCGTGACGGTATCACCCATCACCATGTCTACAGAATAGAGGTTCCAAAGGGCCATCCCGGCGTCTACATTCCCGATCATCATTCTGTTGACTTTCGGGCCAAGGAATTTGTTCTTCCTCGTGGAACGAACATGAAACATGTCAAGACCGAAACTGTTGAGGATGGTGCGTCGCACTACCACACACATCATATGAAGGTAATCTAATGGCCAACACGAAGCCGACATCCATCGAAGACGCCTTTAATTTGGTTCCTATCCAGCCAAATAATTTCACCTTGGAACAAATCACCGCGTCGGTAGAAGATGACACGGCCATCTCTGACTTCAAACAGGCACGAGCCAATATCAAGAATATTATCGAGATTGGAACCGAGGCCATCAAAGGTGTTGGAGAACTTGCCCGAGCCTCACAAGACCCTTCACATTATGAAGTTCTGTCGAAGATGATGAAAGACCTTTCCGACATATCGGAAAAGCTTCTGAAGACGCATGAATCCCTTGAAAGAATTACAAATAAAAAGAATAATAAGAAGGTAGGGGAAACCAACAGCGGAATGTTCCTATCAACCTCAGATTTATCCAAGGTCGTTCTCCAGATCGAATCCAAGAAGGAAGTCAAATGAGAAAATTAAGAAGCATCACCTTCGTAATCACAGAGAAGGAAGGTTCGGAGTCGTTTGGAATTTCTCCTCAACAATATAAGAAAGATATCGCCAAGGGTGGCGAGAACTACGACCATATGCATGAGGTTGCACAGAAACATCTAACCGGCGACATCTCGCATATCGGAAAGGATGAAAAACACGCCATCGCAAGATGGACTCAACCTTCTCCCATTGGTTATAAAGACATCAACAATCATGTCAGACGAGGCGTCGGTGATGCTGCCACTAAAAAGGTTGTCGGACATCTCACCGATGCGGTAAATGGCCACAGTCTTCCACATGACACATGGGGATATCGGGGCGTCGGCATCAACACAGGACAAAATTTATCAAAACTAAAAACCGGTGATTTATTTCATAATAAAGGATTCGCCTCGGCAAGTCTTGATCCTAACCGCGCCACCCACTTCGCCAAGACCGGCCATATGTTGGCGCTGCATATTCCAGAGGGAAGTAATGCTCTCTACGTCAACCATCCTAAATTAAATGGATGGTCGGAGGAAAGAGAAATGTTACTTCCACACAACACACATTATAGATATAGTCATTCAGAAGATATCGAGGCTGATGAGCATGATTATTCTGGTAATAAGACTGGTAGAAAGAAGAAGGTTACCCTTCACCATGCCGAAGTCATTCCACATAACGAAAACTCGATGCAGATCGACCGATGAAATATCTCAGGGAAATCACCAATCCACCACATTCTAACGAAGAATGGCATCAGCCCCGAGGAAGCAAAGCGAGAACAGCATGGTGACTAATTTCAAGAAGTTTTTAAAGGAAGATTCTTGGGGAAATGAAATTCTTGAAAAGAAGAAGAAGCAGGAGGATGGTCTTAAAAAAACACAGAATCTCCATGATCATCTCATAAAACATTATAGTAAATATGTCGGAGAACATGAGGAACATCTAAAGAAGTATACTGATGATTCGAGTGGAGTCAACACCAAACTATGGAAGACCCACGCGAAGAAAAAATTATCCGATGATGAGAAGTATACAGCCGATAGACATTCTTCGCCAAAGGTGGAGTGGCTCGATTCGGCCATGCATCAGCACAAGACGCCAGATAATTTAACAGTTTATTCAGGCACGAATATCGATCCACGAAAGGCGAAGAATAAAGAAGGTATCGTCCATCACCCAGCCTATATGTCAACTTCTATTATGCCGCATATCGCGAGAGAATTTGGTGATCTTCATAAGGGGCCTGACGGTGTACATGAGAAGCATATGATGATGATTCATGTTCCCAAGGGAAGTCATGGGGCCTACGTCGGCAACCCCAAACATTCCTATACACCAGAGGAAAGAGAATTTATACTGCCGCGTGGGACAAATCTGAGGCATCTCGAATCCTCAAGCCATGAAGAGAATCATTCTATCTATGGAAAGGTTCGATATCATACACATGAGATGGAAGTTGTTTAATTAATTGTCCAATGGAAGAGTAATGACATATGAGAGAGCATTTTCGATAGAGTTTAGTGAAAGATTTAATGTTGTTCCATTAAATATATATAAAATAATAACTAGGCAAACATGGAAAAACATATGAGTAGGAGAAAAGATTTAAGTTATAGGGGAAACACTTCTCTAAAGAAGCCGGGAGCTAAAATAGAATTTACTCCTGAACTAATCGAAGAATATATTAAATGTAAAAACGATGTAATATATTTTGCAGAAAATTACTTTAAAATTATTACTGAAAAAGGTCTTGAACTTATTAGGTTGAGAGATTATCAAAAAGAAATGATAAGATCGATGTCCGATAACCGTTTCACCATCTCTAACCAAAGTAGACAATCCGGTAAGTCCGAAACATTTCGTATATTTTTAACTCATTATATTCTCTTTAATGATTATAAAACTGTGGCTATTCTAGCAAATAAGGGAGACACTTCAAGAGAAATTTTGTCTAAATTACAATTGTCATATCAAGCACTACCATCTTGGTTACAATTAGGAATAATTGACTTCAATAAAGGGTCATTTACTCTGGAGAATAATTCTCGTATTCTTGCAACATCAACATCAAAAAATTCTGCTCGTGGTTTCACGGCACAGGTAGTCGTACTTGATGAGATGGCATTTATTGAGAATTTCGAGGAATTTTATGCCGCCGTATACCCTGTAATTTCTGCTGGTGAAGAAACAAAACTAATTATTACTTCTACACCAAATGGTCTAAATCATTTTTATGATTTTTGGAAAGGTGCAATTGATAAAAAGAATGGGTTTTATCCAATATTCGTTCCTTGGGATAAAGTTCCCGGTCGAGGAATTAAATGGAAAACAGAAATACTTCAAGGCCTTAATAATAATTTAGAAAAATTTGCAACTGAATTTGAGTGTGAATTCCTAGGATCGTCAGGTACACTAATAGCCGGATGGAAACTTAAACAACTTGTTGGTTCCCATAAACCTCCACTCTTTAAAAATGAAGAAATCAACCTGAAGATGTATGAGAAGCCTATCAAGGCGATTGAGAAGCTGCCCCAACACTCCTACGTGCTCATTGCAGACGTTTCCCGAGGCAAGGGTCTGGATTACTCTGCCTTCAGCGTCATTGACGTTACGGAGCTACCCTATCGTCAGGTATGCACCTTTAGGGATAATCAGATAGCTCCCGCCGACTACGCCGACATCATTTACAAGACGGCCCTCCTTTATAATAATGCGGCGGTGCTGACAGAAATTAATGATATTGGGGAACAGGTGGGTTACATCCTGATTGTGGAATATGGTTATGACAACGTTCTTTGTACAGAGAATTCTGGTAAGACCGGAAAGAAGATTTCCTTTGGTGGACGTAAATCCGACAAGGGGATCAGGACCACGAAAATTGTTAAAAGTATGGGATGCTCGGTGTTGCGTCTTCTTATCGAACAGGACAAACTAATCTGTTATGATGAGGACACCCTGAATGAGTTTACATCCTTCTCCCGTAAGAAGCTCTCCTATGAGGCCGAAGCAGGCAAGCACGACGACATGGTTATGTGTCTCGTTCTATTTTCGTGGCTGACGGATCAGAGTTATTTTAAGGAGATGACGGATATCAACACGTCGATGGCGTTGAGAGAGCGAAGTAATGAACAGATCGACAACAATATGTTGCCCTTCGGATTCACGACTAACTATGCGCCACGAGTCCAGACGATGGAAGATTTTAATCATTCCATCAACATGAACGTTCCATTTAGGGAATACGTTGAGGATATCGAGGTTGGCCGTACCTCAAATTTTGATGGTTGCGTCTGGACTGTTGGTGATTTTAAAATGCAATACTAAAAACTAAAAGGCCTCTCAAGTTTCCCTGAGAGGCCTTTTAGTTATTCGATCTCCCACTTATCCCACAATTTCCTTGCTTCTTCTGTATCTTCAATATCAAGTTCATTGCAGGTTGTCGCAAAACTGAGACCTTCATCGAACATTTTACGAAGTTCTCTTATCTCTTGGTCACTTAATTTCATAATGTTTCTCCGTTTGAAGAATGTATTAAGGAGATGGTGACGATCTTACACACATACCGTCACGGGTTGTGAACAATCAGAGTGTTATATAGTTCAATTAACAGACATTCTCACGAAGCTGCGGCATCTCCTTAATTACTTAAATTCGAACGATGGTTTGGCTCATGTGTGGCTCCTTGGTTAAAATACCAGTTTTTCGCGTATGTGCAGGGAAACTTAAAACTGGCAAACCTTGATATAGACCAAAATTTTTAAAATTCAACTTTTCTGTTTGATAAATATCTAGATCAGAGCGTCTTCATGATAGCTCTCCTTCGTTAAGAGGCGTTACCTCTTGTGCCTGATATTTATCTCATATCCCGCACCACATGTCAATAAAAATCTTCAAGATTTCCTTTTTAATAAATAATTCAAAAGAATTGTTAGTTATCCAAGGAGAAATTAGATGACATTTCCACTAAGTCCCGGCGTCTATTTTGACGAAATCGACCTTACAGCCTCCGTCACAGGCATTTCGTCTTCGGCAGGAGCGATTGCAGGAATTTTCGGCTGGGGGCCAATGTTCGAACCCATGCTTATGAGTTCAGAAGCACAACTCAAGCAGACTTTCGGGGCTCCTACCAATCTAAATCCAGAAACATGGTTCTCTGCGGCTAACTTCCTAGGCTACACCAATGCGCTTTGGGTCGTAAGAACAGCAAACACAACATCAAACACCGCCAATGCGGCTCTTAACGCTGTTGCGAATACTGGTCCTGTTGCCAACATTCTTGACGAAGTTATCCTTAACCAACACACATTTTCAACTCAGTTCTTCACTGACACGAACGTTCTTTATGTGGCTCGTTATCCCGGTGCTCTCGGAAACTCTCTCCGTGTTGCACAGGTTGACTCTCCTAATGCTTACAGTTCAAACGTTTCTTTCGGTGGAACCATCGTTTCCGGCAACGCAACTGGTAACTCATATTCTGGTTCTTTGAGCGTCAGTATCGGTTCAAACACAGGAAAGATCGTTTTCACCCCAATTTCTGGTTCGAACGTCGCCGCTGGCAACACCTTTGCAACAACTCTAATGGGTAGTTTCACTGTCGGTGACCAGATTCTTATCGGCAACACCACTCTTGGAACCGCCTACACCACACCACTTAAGATCACAGGAATTTCTAACGCCGTCACCAACTCAACGGCGACAGTGGTTAACCTAAACTTCAGTAACCCATCAAGACTTGCCTACAACTATTCGGCAAACACAGTAAAACGTTCATGGGAATTTTCGCGTGAGGTCGGTACTGGTCCATCAGAAACTCCTTCTGTACTTGCATCAACTTCTAATGCTGCTCTTGTGGATCAGCTTAGTGTTGTTGTTATCGACCAGAACGGTCTGTTCACAGGTGTTCCCGGAACAATTCTTGAAACATACAACAACGTTTCATACGCTCAGGATGCGCTTAATCCTGATGGGTCTCCTGCCTACTATCAGACAGTTATCAACCAGAATTCAAACTACATCTGGGCAATTAATGATCGTAACGGGCTAACATCAGCAAATTCTGCTACTCTTGTTAACTCAACAAATCAAAATCCACTCTCACTAACCTTCAATCTTGGTCAGGATGGTGACAATGAAGCCGTTACACCACTCCAGACCCTTGCGAATGGTTGGCAGCTATTCACCAACAAGATTTACCCAATCTCTCTATTGATTCAGGGTAAGGCTACCAGTGGATCAGGAACTTACAACGGCGGATCATATTCTAACTTCCAGCTTACAAACTGGATTGTCCAGAATGTTATTGATCAGCGCAAACGTGATTGTATCCTATTCGCGTCACCTGACAAGGCGACTGTTGTTAGCAACGCCGGATTCGAGGCCATCTCTATCGCAGGATGGACATACTTCGTCAATCCATCGACCTACCTCTTCATGGATACTGGTTACAAGTATCAGTATGATCGGTACAACAATATTTACCGTTGGATTCCTCTGAATGGTGATACCGCCGGAACACGAGCCTATACAAATGGTATTTCTGCACCATGGTTCTCAAATGCCGGTATCAATAACGGTCAGATCAATAATGTAACCAAGATTGCTTACAATCCCGGTGAAACTGATCGAGATTATCTATACCCACTCGGTATTAACCCCGTCATCACCGAGGCCGGTTATGGAACATATCTTGACGGTGACCGAATGTTCACAATTCAGTCAACAGCCTTTAATCGTATCAACGTTCGAGGATTGTTCATCTACTGTGAACAGAGTATTGTTAACGCAACCAAGACAATCCTATTCAGTATCAATGACGTGTTCACACAGAATCAATTTAAGAATATGGTCAATCCATTCCTTAAGGGTATTGTGGGTGCTCGTGGTATCACAGACTTCATCGTCGTCTGCGATGCAACAAACAATACTCCACAGGTTGTTGATGCAAATCAGTTCGTTGCTGGTATCTACATCAAGCCAGCGCGTGTTATTGACTTCATCCGTCTTGACTTCGTGGCCGTCAGTGACTCCGTTTCATTCTCTGAAATAGAAAACCCAAGCTACTGAGACACTATACTTTCTAATAAATAATAAAAAAGTCAAGGAGAAATAAATGGCATTCGATCTAAATAACTTCATTTCACAAGGGCTAATCTACGGCGGGGCCAGAACTAGCAAGTTTGACGTCCAGCTTACTCTACCACCAGCATTGGCTTCGGTAGATTCGGGTGGTCTTGCGGTGAAGAAATTAAACTTCACATGCAAGGCATCATCAATTCCTACCTTCCGCGTGGGTGTTGTTCAGATTCCTTACTTCGGTAGAAAGATCAAGTCTGCTGGCGATAGAGTCTGGGAAGACTGGCATATTACAGTCATGATGGATGAAGATTATACCACACGCGCCTTGTTCGAAGCATGGAATAATGCCATCAATCGTCTTGAATCCAACGTCATGCAGGCGTCTCTTGACGGAGAAGCCTACAAGGCAATGTGGACAATTACTCACTATTCCAAGGATGGAAGCCCAATCCGTGTATACGAAATCATCAACGGATGGCCTTCGACTGTTGGTCCTATCGCCCTAGATTGGGACGGAACCGACAGAATTGCACAATTTGACGTTACTGTTCCCATGGATAACTTTGCACCAACTTCGGGCGGTGAGAATGTCTGGACGAATTCTTCTACGATCACCTATTTTGGTCAGATTGATACTGTCGGCTGATAATAATTAAAAAGAAATGCCGACAAACTAGGGGGAGCCTTTTGGGCTCCCTTTTTTTAATTATTGGTCACCACTTAGGGCGATGAGACGGTTCACTAGCAACCGTTCAAAGTCGATAATCGACTCCTTCATCACATCCAGCAAGGCAAGATCATCACCTATAGTCTTAACATCATCATAATTTTCTTCGGTGACATCCTTAAAGAATATACCAGATAAGGCGAGTGCAGCACCAAACTTGTTGGCATATTGAGAAATATTCATGATAGTTCCTCCAACTTCTTTTCAACATGGAGACGAAGAGAATTCTGAAAATTATCCAGACTATACTGAATCATGGCGGAAATATTGATCAGATATAAGACGACTAGAGGATCATTCAGGTCGGCTTCCTTAACAACTTGAAAAGCCTCTCCACTTATGGCAAATCTCTTCCCAATTTCAACAACTTCGTTATGCAAATCACCCATTTGAATTCCTTTCATATTTGAGTCTGGGTATCTTACTCCCCTCGTTTTAGAATGTCAACAGAAATTCAATAAATAAAAGATACCAATTTATAAAGGGATTTTAATGTCGATTATCGGAAAATTATTTGGATTTGAGTTTCAGCGTGTTCCCCAGACTTACGAGACCGATCCAATCGCCAACGCGGCTATCAGTTTCGTTGAGAGAAACACCGAAGAAACAGCCGCGATTATCAGCGCCAGCGCCTCATATGGCACCTATGTCGATCTTCAGGGCGTCATCAAGACCGAGGCCGAGCTAATCACCAAATACCGAGACATGTTGGTTCAGCCCGAAGTAGATAACGCCGTGGACGAGATTATCAATGATTCTCTTTCCACCGACGAAGAATTCATCGTCAAGATCGACCTAGACGATCTTCCTCTCGACCCTCAGTCCAAGGAAATCATCGAGGCCGAATTTCAACAAGTCATGAAGCTTCTCGATTTTAAATTCCATGCCTATAATATTTACAAGAGATGGTATGTCGATGGCCGACTCTATTATGACGTTATCATCGACAACAAGCATCCAGAAGAGGGAATCAAGGAACTTCGTTATATCGATCCTCGCAAGATTAGAGAAATTAAAGAAGTCGAACCTCAGAAACTAGGCAACAACACCAACCTCCAACAGTCCATCGACGTAACCACAACCAAGAATTCATATTTTCTTTATAATGAAAAGGGATTTGGAGGGACGAACAAGACTTCTCCTAGCCTTCAGGGAACCGGCGCGGCAGGCCTAAGAATCACCAAGGATAAGATCATCCATGTTCCATCGGGTCTTACCGACGTTAACGGCTCCATGGGTATTGGTTATCTTCATAAGGCCATCAAGATTCTCAACCAACTTCGAACCATCGAAGACTCACTAATCATTTATAGATTGGCTAGGGCTCCAGAACGAAGAGTCTGGTATGTTGACGTGGGTGAAATGCCGAAGGCCAAGGCAGAACAGTATGTCAGAGACGTGATGATCAGTCAGAAGAATCGTCTGATCTACGACGCCGACACAGGCAGCGTCAGAGATGACCGTAAGTTCATGACCATGTTGGAAGATTACTGGCTCCCCAAGAGAGCCGATGGATCAGGAACACAGGTCACAACACTGGCCGGTGGCGCGACACTTGGTCAGCTTGATGATATTCTTTATTTTCAGAAGCAGCTTTATAATTCTCTCAATGTTCCTATGGATCGTTTGAATCCTGATTCACCTTTCATGTTGGGTCGATCACAGGAAGTAAGCCGCGATGAAATTAAATTTGACAAATTCATCACTCGGCTGCGTCAACAGTTCTCACTTCTATTTACAAGAGCCCTAGAGAAGCAGATCGTCCTGAAGGGATACATGACCATCGAAGAATGGCATGAGTATCAGAAGGATATCAAGTACGAATTCGCTCGTGACAATAACTTTGCCGAACTAAAAGATTCGGAACTCATCGCCAACCGTCTTCAGACCCTCACAATGATACAGCCTTTCATCGGAGTATATTTCTCACATAAACAGGTTCGTCGTGAAATTCTCAAGCAGACCGATGAGGATATTGAGAAGATTACACAGGAAATCTCTGAAGAGATGACCGACCCACTTTACCAGATGGCAGCACAACAGCAGCAGGGTGGGGAAGAGGGTGGCGGTGAAGAGCAAGCACCAGAGGGTGGCGGTGATTCTGGTGGTGGAGGCGACAGCGCCAATACCCAGAAATATAAATCAGAAGAAAAACTGGACAAGGCACAACACATTATTCAGGCGTTGAAAGACGTTAAGGGTAAGACGCCGGGAGAAATTTCCAAGCTTCGAAGCGCCGCACAGGTCGTCGCCAAGGCAGGCGGAAGCAAGAAGTAAGAAATAATAAATATTATAAAGAATTCAAGGAGAATCACAGATGGCATCTAAAAACGAAGCATACAACGCACTTTTGTCAACCGTTCTTAATAAGGAGCCCGTCGCATTCAAGGGCATCTTCGAAGAATTGATTCGCGAAAAGGTAACTCAATATGTGGCCGTTGTCAAGGAAGACCTTCATAAGGAAATCTTCAATATCAAAGAAACTGACGATACCAAGGGCGACGAAGAACCTGATACTGATGGTGATGACGGAGAAGACGCGCCTGCTACCGACGACAAGAAATAAGATTTAAGGATCACTCCATTGGAAACATTTAAAGAAATTCTTGAAGCCAAGGTCACTCGAAATCTAACCGACACCTATCCGGCTGCTAAGGGTGAACAAAAATTTGTCGATAAGCATATTCAGATGGATATTCTAAAGAACTTTCGCCAGAAGGGTAATGATGAATTGTTCAACGGGAAGATCGTCAAGACCTTCCCACGTAAGAAGAATCGTTTCGGTAATGACGAGACAGCTTCTATTGTGAAATATGAATCAGAAGAAGTCGTGGAAGCCACAATCAATCCTCCGGTGGTCGGCAAGCGTAAGAAGATTAAGAATTCACAGCGTCATGTCTATGTCGATGGCAAGTATGCTGGCACCGCCACATGGTCAAAGACAAATAATGATGCCCTCAAGTCATGGGTCAAGGAACATCCCGGTTCCCACTCAACGAAGATCAAGGTAGCCCACGAATCAGAAGAGATTACAGAAATTTCAAAGGATAAGTTGAATAATTATGTAACCAGAGCAAAGGAAGCCAGAGATTCTGATCTAGAAGACCTGAATAAAATGGCAGGAAAATATGTTGGGGGAAAATTGCCTCAATTCAATAAAATAAAGGATTCTTTTGAAAAGAATATCAAAAAGTCTCAGCTAGGTATCAATAAGGCAGAAAAATTCCTAAATAAAAAATCTGTTGAAGAGGATGTTGTTCTTGAAGACGCGGCGAAGGGAACCATCAAGAGTTTCGCCAACTCTGACGGAAAGATGAAGCAGTCTGACTCCATCGACAAGGCAGACGGCAAGGATAAGGTCAAGGAATACATTTTCAATCTAAGAAAGAAGAAGAAATAATGGCATCAGTAATCAAGGTATTAGGTTCAGAACAAACCTTTACAGTCGCCAACACATTTTCACCTGACGTGTCTACTGCTGTCGGTGGATGGAATGTTGTAAGAGTATTAAATACAGCAACAGTGGTGGGTGTTATTACTATCAATAGTACACCATCCGCCAACATCACCATTGCTGGTGGTGGTGAGTTAATTATTGAAAAGGCTGCAAACACAACCATGACAGGAAGCGCGGCTACTCTACTCGGCGTCTCTATCGCCTTCAAAAATAACTAAGGATTAACCCAGCCATGAAATTTCTAGCAGAAATACAGGAAAATGCAAAATACATCACGGAAGGCACAGGTGCCGATAAGAAGCATTACTTCCATGGTCTATTTCTAGAATTCGACGCCTTCAACAAGAATCGTCGTCGTTATATCTCAGAAATCCACGATCCTGTCGTCAAGAAATACATCGAGGAAAAGGTTAATTCCAATCGCGCCTTCGGAGAGTTGGATCATCCAGATGGTCCTACCATCAATCTAAAGAATGTCTCTCATATTGTAAAAGAAATGCATAAGGAAGGCAAGGACTGGCACGGTAAGGCCGAGCTAACCAACACACCTTCCGGGAACATAGTCAAGGGTCTATTCGAATCTGACGCCAACCTAGGTGTGTCTTCTCGTGGTCTTGGTTCATTAAAAGAAAATGGTCAGGGATACGACGTGGGATCGGATTATAAACTTATCACGGCGAATGACGTGGTTTCCGATCCATCCGCACATGGAGCCTTCATCAAGGGCATCATGGAGAACGTAGAGTGGTTCTATGATGAATCTACCGGCACATGGTTGGCGGAAAATTCAGACGCATTGAAGAAACAGGTCCATAAAATGACCATAAAAGAGATTGAAGAGAAGAAGACTATCATGTTTGAGAAGTTCTTGTCAAGATTAAAAACCCAGATATAATAAATAAAAATAAAGGTCAAGGAGATTTAAATGTCAGACAATACAGCATATGTGATCACGAACATCAAGAGCAATTTGAACGGCGTGATTTCACAGATTGATGAAAATAATCTTTCCATCCTATGGGAAGACGAGAAGGAAGAAAAATTCACTTCTGCCCAGCTTGATGAAATGGTTTCTACCGGAAAATTTGAAGTTCAGGAAGTCGATCTTGATGAAGACGAAGGGTCGGCAGCAGCCAAGACAATCCAGACACATGCAACGGCAGACGCCAATAACGGCGACGCAGACGGCAATCCGAAGACACGTATCGACTGGATCAAGGCCATCGTTGGGAGTCTTGGGCAGCTAGACCTTACATCACTTGCAGGACTTCAGGACGAAATTCTCGCCCAGATCGGTGGAGAAGGTGATCGTGCTGGTCTTGGCGACAAGGTAAAGGGAAATCAGGCATCTATCGCCATGAAACCTTCAGCAGCCATGGAATCAGTTCAGCTTCAGAAGGAAGAGATGGATACACTATTTGGTGAATCTGACCTTACCGAAGAATTCAAGGCCAAGCTGGGAACACTTTTCGAAAGCGCCGTCACTCTACGACTTACCGAAGAGATGATCAAGCTAGAAGAACAGTTTGAATCCAAGCTTCAGGAATCAATTGAGGCCATCACAGAAGACCTAGTGGAAACCATCGACAGTTACTTTGGTCATATTACTGAAGAGTGGATGACAGATAACGAAGTTGCCATCGAGTCAACACTACGTAACGAACTAACCACAGAATTTATTGATGGTCTGAAGACTCTATTTCAGGAGCATTACATCGAAATTCCTGACGAACGTCTCGACGTTTACGAAAGTCTTGTTACCGACTATAACAAGTCAACAGAAGAACTAAACAAGGCCGTGAACGAAAGCCTCGCCAAGGACAAGCAAATTAATTCTTTCAAGAAAGATAAGATTGTAGCG